TAGAGGAAGTAGAGTTGCAGGAAAAAACGAATTACACAGAAGACTACAGGTTGACGAATACACAAATGAACCACGCCTTGTTATATTTAATAACTGCACAAACCTTATATCTCAACTTCCTAGTCTCCCTTTGGACAAGAAAAACTCCGAAGACGTAGATACGAATAGTATGGATCACATGTATGACGCATTGCGTTACGGTGTTATGACACGACCTAGAAGTTCTATTTGGGACTATAACCCTGCGAATCAGCGAACAGGTTTCCAAATCGCTGATCCTAACTTTGGATATTAAATATGGCAGAAGATAATGAAGTAGCATTTGATGCAGATGGTGTCTCAGTAATAGAGGACAACGACCCTGCACTAAGATCAGAGAGTGATGTAGTAAGTTTTGTACAAGGCAGATTTAAAAGAGCCGAAGACGTAAGACAACAAGACGAACAAAGATGGCTCAAAGCGTATAGAAACTACAGAGGACTATATGGTCCTGACGTACAATTTACCGAAACAGAAAAGTCCAGAGTCTTTGTAAAGGTAACAAAAACTAAAACATTAGCAGCGTATGGTCAAATAATTGACGTACTCTTTGGTAACAGCACTTTTCCTCTTACTGTTAATCCTACAAAGCTACCAGACGGTGTTACGGAATCAGCACACATAAATCTTGACCCTAATGCAGATAAAGCAGGGGATCAATTAAGACAGGCTTTTGAAGATAAACCTTCAGAGCCTTTTTTGTTTAGTCCTAATGAAAAACTAAAACCAGGTGAAACACTGCAAGATTTGCAGAACAGACTTGGTGGCATGAAGGATAAACTTAACATTGTGTCAGAAAAACTAATAGAGGGTGATGGCACAACAGCGCAGACAGTTACGTTTCACCCTGCTATGGTTGCTGCAAAGAAGATGGAAAAGAAGATACACGATCAGTTAGAAGAGTCAGGCGCAAACAAACAGTTACGTAACACAGCGTTTGAAATGGCTCTGTTTGGCACAGGTATAATGAAAGGACCTTTTGCGTTAGACAAAGAGTATCCTAATTGGGGAGATGATGGTAACTATGATCCTCTAATAAAAACTGTGCCGTCAACAAGTCATGTTTCTATCTGGAACTTCTATCCTGATCCTGACGCATACAACATGGATGAAGCAGAATACTGTGTGGAAAGGCACAAGCTATCTAAAACACAGATGCGTAATCTAAAAAGCCGACCTTACTTTAGAGCAGAGTCTATAGAGGAGTGTCTTGATATGGGCGCACAATACGATAAAAAGTATTGGGAAGACGACATGAAGGACTATGCCATAGAAAACTATACTGAGCGTTATGAGGTATTAGAGTTTTGGGGATATGTAGATGCAGATAAGCTTGAAGAGAATGGCGTAGATATTCCAAAAGACTTAAAGGATTTAGATCAAATAAATTGTAATATATGGGTTTGTCAAGGTCACGTACTCAGACTAGTTCTTAATCCGTTTAAGCCAGTACGCATACCTTACTATGCTGTGCCTTACGAGCATAACCCATACAGCTTCTTTGGTGTAGGTATTGCCGAAAACATGGACGATACACAAACACTAATGAATGGTTTTATGCGTATGGCTATTGACAACGCTGCGCTAAGTGGTAACTTGATTATGGAAGTGGATGAAACTAATCTAGTGCCAGGTCAAGACCTTTCTGTATATCCGGGAAAAATATTTAGACGACAAGGTGGCGCACCAGGTCAAGCTATATTTGGTACAAAGTTTCCAAACGTAGCAGGTGAAAACATGCAACTGTTTGACAAAGCACGAGTGCTTGCAGATGAGAGTACAGGCTTTCCCTCGTTTGCTCATGGACAGACAGGTATACAGGGTGTAGGACGTACAGCATCAGGTATATCTATGCTGATGTCTGCAGCTAACGGCTCTATCCGTAATGTTGTAAAAAATGTGGATGACTATTTAATAGCACCTATGGGTAAAGCTTTCTTTAGTTTTAATATGCAGTTTGATTTTGATCCTGAGATAAAGGGAGACTTAGAAATCAAAGCACAAGGTACAGAAAGCTTGATGGCTAACGAAGTGCGTAGTCAAAGACTTATGCAGTTCCTACAGGTTGCATCAAACCCTGCACTAGCACCCTTTGCTAAAATGGATTATATTATTAGAGAGATTGCAAAAGCTATGGACCTTGATCCTAATAAGGTTACAAATAGCTTGCAAGATGCTGCGATACAGGCTGAGATATTCAAAATGTTTCAACAGCAACAAGCACCTCAACCTCCTGAAGGGGGACAAATGCCACAAGCACCAGAAGGTGAAGCACCACCTGCAGGGGCAGATGTTCAAGACCCAACAGGAGCAGGAGGTGGACAAATAGGCACAGGTACAGCACCTGCGCCAGGTGAAGAAGGATTTACAGGTAATGTCTAAGATTAAAGAGTTAACGAATAACAAAGAACTATGGGAAGCTTTTGTAGATGAGCTACAAAGATCCATTATTAATTATCAGCGAACTATGGAGCAGACAGAGAAGCCATCTGACATTTACAGATTGCAAGGTGCTGTATCTGCTCTCAGACGCATGATGCAACTAAGAGATATGATGAACAATGGAAAGACCTGACCTAGAGGAGAATCCTTTTGTTGGTGCTACTAGAGAAATAGAAGAACCAGAAAAGACAGAGGATGGAGATTCTAGTATAACTCGACAAGCGTTAGGTTTTGTGCCTGGCGTTGGTACAGCTTTAGACGTAGCTGATGTAGCTAGAGACGTAGAGCGAGGCGATTATGTTGGAGCAGGTATAGGTGCTGCAGCAACGGCAGTAGGGGCTGTTCCTTTTGTTGGTAGATTTTTAGGAAAAGGTGTAAAGGCTTTAGCACAGTCTTTTAGGAAACTACCAAAAGCAGATGAAACAAAAGGTGTTTTAGACAGCATAGGTGTTGATGAAAAAGTATTAGATGGATGGAGAGCTGCTAATAAAACAGATGACGCATTTAAAAAACGATTAGTTGGTAGACAAACAGAGCTAGAAGAAATAGCAAAAAAATACAAAGATAATCCTACAGACGAGGTATTAGATGAGTATAGGTTAAAAGTAGATGAGTTAAATCCTATAAAGAAAATAGAGGAAATGCCAGAGCTTCCTACAGATTTAGATGTAAGAGGTGCTTTAGGTATAAAGGTTGATAATTTAGCAGGAAAGAGAACTGGCTTAGTAGGTGTAAATAGAAATATAAAAGAGGGAACTAGAGTAGCGTCTAGGTTAGACATAAACGGCTATACAGAATACAATAAATGGATAGCTACTCTAACTGTACCAAAAGCTAAAATAAAAGAGTTTGTTAAAAACAATCCTAATTTAAGTCCTACATCGTATGCAAGAGCCGTTCATCTAAAGAATGTTGATCTAAAACAATCAGAGAGCCTACAGAAAAAATCTTTAGATATTGCTTCAGGAAGAGCTAAAGGACCACATGCTGTTATGGAGGGTGATTTTTTAGCTAATGATCCTAAAGATGTTTACGACTATGCAAAAGAGATATTTGAGCAAAAACCTAAAGAGTGGGTGCAGGTTGGGTATAATCCTATTAGAGCAGGATTTTTTTACGAAAGAGGCACAGGTCTACCTATAGAATCAGCAGAAGAGATCATACAGGTAGGACCTTTGGTTCTTGCTAAGAATGTCGTTGGTGGTAGTATCAGGGACTATTTTTTTAACAAAGGTGGGGACGTTATGGAAAAACAAATGGAAATGGCTTTTATGAATGAAGGTGGTGTCCTCAAGGATGATGGCATGAATAAAGATCCTGTGAGTGGTAATGAAGTGCCGTCTGGTAGTATGGCAAAAGAAGTTAGAGATGATATTCCTGCACAGTTAAGCGAGGGTGAGTATGTTGTACCTGCTGATGTTGTACGATTTCATGGAGTGCAAAAGTTTGAAGAACTGCGTAATCAAGCTAAGAAAGGCTTTGGTGCGATGGAAGCAGACGGTAGAATAGGTGGACAACCTGTAGATGATGACTTTCCTATCCCTGTAGATCAGCTACAAACATACAATCAAGGTGGAGAGGTAGACACGTATGAAGAGGCTTTTGGACAACCCTACACACCAGGTCAACGCTATGGTTCTACTTTTGGACCAACAGGCACAGGATTTGAATTGGTAAACTATACAAGTCCTGATGGTAAAAGAACAATAGTAATACCTCACTACAATGGAAGACCCATGAGTGCTGTGCCAGAGGGCTTTGCACCAAAAGGAGGCAGTGGTGGTGGTGGCACTGGTGTTTATGATCCTATGGCAGATGAAAGAGATAGACAAGAAAGGGAAAACGAAGCAGTACAAAGAAGAAATATGGGACAGCCTGTCACAATAGATCCTTTAATGCAAGCACAGATAGATAAAGATAGAAGATTAACAGAACCAAAAGCTGTTGAAAACTTTACAGCACAAGACTACACCGACTACTACAATCAAACACAAGGCTTTGGCATAGATGATATAGCCAGAAATGTTCCTATTCTTGGAGGGCTATTGTCCATGCAGGATGATAACATAAGAAAGTCAGCCTTAAAAGGTTTGCAGGATGGTACACTAAAGATAGATGATGACAAACAGTTTAACGCTGTAAAAAGTCTTATAACCACTGCACCACAGCAGAGCTTTCTTGCTAGACTGTTTGGTGTTAGACAGGATTTTACTCCACCCACAGACTTGCCAGAAACTTTTGCAGACTATCAATCAAAACAAACAGGTATAGACACGCAAAGTGAGTATGAAAAAGCTGCAGGTATAGGTGCTTTTAAACCAGTAACAACAGCAAATAGCAAAAAAGATTTGTACAAAGTGCCTGATAATACAGTGCTATCTGTTGACAATGCCACAAGCATACTAAGAGATATGGGTAAAGATACGCTATTCAAGGGTACTATGTCTGAAAACATATCAAAAGGTATGCTTGGTATAAGAGAAAAGGACGGAGCAGCTGTCGTAAACTCTCCAGAGGGAGAGAAAAAACTAGATGCTAAAACAATGAAAGGTTTTGTTGAAAATGCAGAAACAATACAAAAGAAAGTTTTAGATAGTTCAAAAGATATAGGAGGAGGAGATTCAGGCAGACCCATAGGTTCAGGACCTCCAAGTGTTCAAGAAATATTTAATGACTTACATGGTTTTGAAGTATATGATACAGAAGAGTTAGTAGCTAATAGGGGAGTGTTAGTGACTAAGCCTAAACTAAAAGTAGCTCCCAAAAAGCGTACCACCAAGAAAGGACTTGGTGTTAAAACTAAGGCGACCTGATGAAAATCAGCCCCAACAATAGGAGTAATTATTATGCCAGAGTTAGAAAACGTAGAAAAAGTAAAAGTAGCAGGGTTTGTTGATCCACGCTCACGCAAAAACAAAAACGCAGAGCGTATCAAAAAAGACGAGGAGGAACTCCAAGAGCTTCTTAAAGCCAGAGAGGAAGGTGCTAAACCTTCTGAAGAGGTCAAAGAAGTATCTGCTTCTGAAGAAGGAGAGGAAAACGCAAAAGAAGATAAGGATCTTTCAAAAGAAGAGCTTTCTTTTAAGAAAAGATACGGTGATCTACGGAGACACATGGCAAGCAAAGATAAGGAGACTGAGGAAAGAATCAAAGCTCTTGAGGATCAGCTATCAAAAGCTACTCGAAATGAATTGGTTCTACCCAAGTCTGAAGAGGAAATAGCTGAGTGGACTAAAAAATATCCTGATGTAGCCGGTATTGTTGAAACTATAGCTGATAAAAAGGCTAGACAAAGAGCCGGTGAACTTGACAAAAGAGTTCAGGACATTGAAAAGATGAGGGTGGAGGCTGTAAAAGAAAAGGCTGAGGCTGAACTTATGAAGCTACACCCTGACTTTATGGATATACGGCAAGACGATAATTTCCACGATTGGGCAGAGGATCAGCCTAAGTGGGTTCAGGATGCCTTATATGAGAATGTTGATGATGCTAAGTCTGTTGCACGAGTTATAGACTTGTACAAAATAGACGCAGGTATCACGACTAAAAAGAGCGATAGTAAAAAGTCTGCAGCTACTGCTGTAAACACTCGCTCTAAAGCTTCTCCGACAGCAGACGAGTCTAACAACTACATTAGGGAATCCCAAGTAGATAAAATGTCAGACAAAGAGTATGCTAAAAATCAAGAAGCTATAATGGAAGCAATGCGAACAGGTAAGTTTGTATATGATTTATCTGGTGCAGCACGATAAAAAAGTGTTGACAAGGCATTTTTTCTAAATATAACTAACACGTACAAACAAAGATTGTCTGACTACCTACGACAAGTATAGACCCAATCTGTTTGAAATCATGTAATCAAACATCATTGCAACTCTAAAAAAGCGTAGCCTCTATAATCGTAAGTTTGTTATATTAACGTCATAACAACTTTTATAGGAGGATTTATTATGGCATTTCAAACAACGTCAGGTTATGGCAATTTACCTAACGGTAATTTTTCGCCAATAATCTACTCGAAACAAGTACAGCTTGCGTTTCGTAAATCGACTGTTGTGGGTGACATTACTAATTCTGACTACTTTGGTGAAATCGCAAACCAAGGTGATACCGTTAGGATTATTAAAGAGCCTGAAATTTCAGTCAAACAGTACGCACGAGGTACACAGGTAACTGCACAAGATTTGGATGACGAGGACTTCCAACTTGTCGTTGATAAAGCTAACTACTATGCTTTTAAAATGGACGACATTGAGGAAGCTCACAGTCATGTGAATTTTATGCAACTTGCAACTGACAGGGCTGCTTACAGACTTGCTGACAACTATGACCAAGAAGTTCTTGGTTACATGGCAGGTTACAAACAGTCTGCGTTAAGCTCAAACGCAAGTGCAGTGAACGATCAAGTTAACGGCACAAAAGCAGTAAGCACTGCAGGATCTGATGAACTTCTTACTTCAATGAAGTTAAGGAAGGACTCCTTTGGTAGCATTACTACTTCAGGTGCAGGAGATCATGCTATCCCTATCCAAACACAAGCCCCAGGTGCAACTGCAGTTTCTACAGCAGCAATTACACCAATGGTGCTTATCAACAGAATGAGCAGACTGTTAAACCAACAGCAAGTTGATTCTCAGGATAGATGGTTAGTTGTTGACCCTGTATTCATGGAGCTATTAGGTGACGAAAACTCCAAGCTAGTTAACGCTGACTTCAACGCAGCCGAACTTAAAAACGGTCTTGCACTAACAAACTTGTCAGGCTTTAGACTTTACGTGTCTAGCAACCTGCCTTCTGTTGGTACAGGTCCTGCCACAACTGGAACTACAAACCAAAACTCAAACTTTGGTGTTCTTGTTGCAGGTCATGGTTCTGCTGTTGCGACTGCTGAACAACTTAGCAAAACCGAAACATACCGTGACCCTGACAGCTTTGCTGACATCGTGCGTGGTATGCACTTATATGGTAGAAAGAT